CAGCCGCAGCTTCAGCTTGGTATGTATCCAATCTCGGACCCGCAGGCCATCCGCGACCCCCGGCCTGATACGAATACGTGGCTTCAGTCTGGGACGAACACGCTGGGTTTCCCCAGTGAAGGTATGTTGACCATCCAGTGGGGCTGGAACCCGATTGGAGGCTCGCAGAGTTTCGATGCCGCTCTCACGCCAAACACCTTGGTCGGGCGCGGAGAAGTTGGTACAGTAACGGTCGCATGACCAAGGAGCCATGATGAAGAAAGACGCGATGGCCGCGCTCCGCGCACACGCCAAGAAGCCTGCCAGCGAAGCCCACGGCAAGCCTGCGAGCTTCAAGAAGGGCGGTCCCACCTCCGAGGACCGCATGAAGTACGGGAAGAACCTCTCCCGCGCCATGAACCAGAAGACGGGGTGAACCATGAAGACCAAGACCTCTGCCCCTGCGGGCAAGACTGAGAAGGGCGTCGAGCATCTGAATGTCTCGGTCGGTAACGAGCGAGCCAAGGAGTACCCCGGCCCCAAGACTTCGGGCATCAAGATTCGCGGCACTGGCGCAGCCACCAAGGGCACGACGGCTCGCGGGCCGATGGCGTGAGGATTGAATCGTGGCGATGACCTATACGCAGCTTCAAACTGCGGTTCAGGACTACGTTGAGAACTCGTTCTCAGCGACTGACTTCGCCACGATGGTTCGGCTTGCCGAACAGAAAATCTTCAACGCTACGCAAGCGCCCATTACTCGAAAGAACTCGGTTATTCCGCTTGTCATTGGGACCAGCACCGTCAGCCTCCCGACAGATTTCCTCTCCGCATTTAGCGTAGCCGTGGTGTTGGCTACGGGGGACTGGGAATACCTCCTGAACAAGGATGTGAACTTTCTGCGGTCTGCTTATCCTGACCCGACCGACACCGGCACGCCTCGGTACTACGCGCTATACGGCACGCAGGGCAACCCGCTTGTGCAAACGCTGGAACTGGCCCCCACCCCGGGGGCCACGCTGAACCTTCAGGTGGCCTACAACGCCTATCCGGAGAGCATCACGACGGCAGTATCTGGTCGCTCCTGGCTTGGTGATAACTACGAGTCTGTGCTGTTTAACGCGGTGCTTGTTGAAACGGCTAGGTTTATGAAGCAGGAGCCCGACATCATTGCGATGTACGACAAAGAGTTCCAGCAGTCGCTTGCGCTTGTCAAGATGCTTTTTGACGGGAAAAACCGGCAAGATTCCTATCGCAGCGGTCAGCCTAAGACGCAGGTGGTGTAATGATTCTCCAGGGCCTGACCTCATCGTTCAAACTGGAGTCCTGGCAGGGTATTCACGACCTTGATACGGACACGCTGAAGTTTGCCCTGTACACGGGCAACGCCACGCTGGACTCCAACACGACGGTTTACACGATCTCCAACGAGGTGGTTGGTGCTGGGTATGTTGCGGGTGGAGTGACGCTGACCGGGGTAGTGCTGGCGCTTTCCGGGACCACGGCGTACCTGACCTTCAACAATCCCACGTGGTCGGGGGCTTCCTTCATCTGCCGTGGGGCGCTGGTTTACAACGCCAGCAAGGCCGACAGGTCCATCGCAGTCATCGACTTCGGTGACGACAAGACGGCCTCTGGCCCGTTCGTGGTTACCCTGCCCGTGGCTACTGCCACCACAGCACTCATCAGGTTTGAATAATGCCTACCGCATACACCAACCTTCTCGGTCTCGCGCTGCCGGTCACGGGTGAACTCCAGGGCACCTGGGGCGACACGGTCAACAACTTCATCACGAACTATCTGGACGCGTCGATTGCGGGCACGCAGACGCTCTCGACGGATGCGGATGTCACGCTGACCAAGACCACCAACGCGGTGCTTGGGGCCACATCGTCGCAGTATCTGATCCTGAACTGCACGGGCGCACGAGCGGCAGCAAGGAATATTACCGTCCCGGCGCAGTCCAAGGCTTACATCGTCATCAACGCCACCTCAGGTGGCTTTGCGGTCACGCTCAGGGGCGCAGGCCCCACGACGGGCGTATCGATTGCTGCTGGCGAGTTTGCCGTGTGCGCGTGGAACGGCTCGGACTTTGTCAAGATCAGTTCGCTGGGTGGACCGGGCACGTTCACGAACCTGACTGTCTCTGGCACGACCACCCTCTCTGCCCTTACCGCCTCGACGGCGCTGGCCCTGAACGGCAGCAAGGAAGTGGTGTCGGTGACGAACACCGGTACGGGGAACAACGTCCTGGCGACGAGTCCGACGCTGACGACGCCGAACCTCGGGACGCCTTCTGCGCTGACGCTGACCAACGCTACGGGGCTTCCTCTGTCTACGGGCGTGACGGGCACCCTGGCAACGACGAACGGTGGTACAGGACTTACGAGCTTCACCGCGAACGGTGTTGTGTACGCCTCTTCGACTTCGGCGCTGGCTACGGGAAGTGCGCTGACTTTTGATGGGACGCTACTAGGGGCAACAGCAGCATCAAGCGGCGCAGTGCTTGAGTTGCTTCGACTCAATAACAGCGGAACGGGTGGCGGCACACAGTCACAACTTACCTTCTATGCTGCCAGTACGAACTACGCTCAGATCACGGGCGGATTCTCAGGTGCGCCAAGCCTAATTTCCAATGTCTCTGCGGCTGGGTATCAGCAGTGGCAGATTGGTGCCGCCGAACAAATGCGCCTCACCAGCACCGGGCTGGGGATTGGGACGAGTTCGCCTTTAAACAAACTTGTTGTTTCAAACGCTGGAGCTAATGGGTTTGAGTTCGATCCCGCCAATGGCATTATGCAGACCTACAACAGGTCTACTGCGGCTTACACGGCGACAAACTTGCTCGCGTTGCAAATCAACTTTAAGACGGGGTCGTCGCCAGCAACGACGATGACCCTCGACGCCTCCGGCAACCTCGGCTTGGGGGTGACGCCACAAGCGTGGTCAACGCCAGCATTTGAGGTTATTGGTGGTCTTGCCATCTCGTCTGTCTCTGGCGCGGATTACACGCTGAACGCCTATTACAACGCGGGGTGGCTGTACCGCAGCAATGGTACGGCAACGCGGTATGAACAGAACACAAGTCAACACCGCTGGTTCACCGCCCCCTCCGGCACCGCAGGCAACGCGATTTCCTTCACGCAGGCGCTTACCCTTTCAAGCAACTCCCCTTTCTTGACGGGCACCAACTTAGATGCCGGGAGTAATGCCCTTGCCATCGGAATGACGGGTGCGCAGAACCTAGCGTTCTTCACCAACAACACCGAACGCGCCCGGATCACGAGCGGGGGTGATCTGCTGGTGGGGACGACTGACACTGGGGCTGCTGGCCTCGGCGTCAGCAACCTGCTGAACCTCACCTTCCCCGAAGGCAGCGGCACCTCCTACGCCAACGTGTTCCGGCAGGCGTCTAGCGCGGCGACGGTAATTGCCAACGGCTACAAGCGCAGCGCGACGGCATCGGGCTTCGCCAGCAGCGTAGGAACCTCTTGGGCCAAGACGGCAATAGGCTTGGGCGTCAGTACGGGCGCAATCACTTTCTATGCCGACTCAGCAGCGACCGTTGCAAACGGTACAGATGTCACGCCGACCGAACGCGCCCGGATCACGAGCGGGGGGCAGTTGGTATTGAATTCCGGCGCAACAGGAAACCAACTACAGTTTTGGGATACTGGTGCTGTTGCTGAGAGAGCAAGGCTTGGAATCAACGCGTCTAACGGCTTGGATTTTGCTGTTGGGTCAACAACGCCAAGGATGACCATTACTTCTACCGGCAACGTGGTCGCCGGGGGTTCCGTAGCACTTGCCACCAACGCAACGAACGGTTTCCTCTACGTCCCGACCTGCGCGGGAACGCCTACGGGAACTCCCACGGCAATCACCGGCATGGCCCCCATCGTGGTCGATACCACCAACAACAAGCTGTATTTCTACTCCGGCGGTCAATGGCGTGACGCTGGACCCTAACCCCTGAAAGGAAACACCATGAACTGGCAGATCGAATGGCTCAAGACCACCCCGACCTCGGCCACTCCCCCGGAGTGGGTGCTGGAGTGCGGCTGGCGCTGCACGGACACCCAAGACGGGTTCTCGGGCACGGTGTACGGCACCTGCTCGTTTACGCAAGCGCCCGAGGCTGACGGCACCTACACGCCCTACGCTGACCTGACGCAAGACCAAGTCTTGTCGTGGTGCTGGGCCTCTGGCGTGCCCAAGGAGGCCACTGAGGCGAACGTGGCGCAGCAGATCGAGACGCAGAAGAACCCCCCGGTGATCCAGCCGCCGCTGCCCTGGAGCGTGTGATGCCCAAGGACAAGATTCTGCACGTTGCCCTTGGCGTTCTTGCCATCGTCTGCGCCTGGGTGGCGTTGGTGATCAATTCGCTGTTTGGCTTGGGGCCGACGCTTGCTTACACTACGACGGTGGTGGGTCTGCTCTACGAAGTTCAGCAGATGTACCGGGGAGAGGGGGAGCCTGACCTCTTGGACGCCGCCGCAACCGCTGCTCCGGGCTTTGTCGCCTGGGGTGTTCTCACTCTCATCAACTGACTACCATGAACGATACCAAGATCGAACTGACCCTGGGCCTGATCAACGGCATCCTCCAGTACCTCGGCACGCGCCCCTACGCGG